CGTTGACATGTTCATGGGCGATGCCGTCAACACGCCGGGCAAGCGGCTGTTGGCCAATCACGAATACTTCCTCGTTCCCAACGGTATGGTGGAAGCCCTGGTGTTCGAGGCTGCGGCCGCCGGATCGGTTGTAATCGAAGAGGTCGGCCCGGCCAGTGCAAGCGAAAGCAACGATGGTTCCGGCGTCACCTTCGGTGGCGAGGGCGTGACCTTCGGAGGTCAGGGGGTAACGTGGTGAGCACACGCAAGCTGCACATCTTCTCCGTCTTGCTGATCTTGTGGAGCATCCCGGCTTGGGCAGCAGATGTCGAGCTCGATGCCAACAACGACGGCAAGATCGATGACGGCTATATCCCCTCAACCATCACCCGCGACAGCGAACTGACGTCCGGCCTGGCTGGGAAGCAGGATGCGCTCGGATACACCCCTGAGAACAACGCCAACAAAGGTGTGGCCAATGGGTATGCGGGGCTAGGATCTGATGGCAAGGTTCCTGCCAGCCAACTTCCGGAATCGACCGGGACCGATGACCAGACCGCGACCGAGGTGGCAGCAACGCCTTGGGGCGACTACATCGGCGCTACCGTCCAAACCCTGCTGGCTGAAATTGATACTGCACTGCGAGCGCTCATCTCAGCTATACCGACCACCCTGGCCGGCTTTCCCGATGACGAAACCCACCGGTTGGTGACGGATGCCGAGAAATCCGCCTGGAACACCAAGCAGTCGGCGCTGACCCCAGACACCGATTATCTCACACCAGCGGGGGCGGCATCCACCTATGTGCCGACGTCGACCAAATTGCCAACCGCGCCCCCCACCAGTGGACGCCAGATAATCCAGGCCGTAGGGGGGTGCTCGCTCTCTATCTACGACAACCAGGCAGATTGCGAGACCAACAGCGGCGTTTGGACGGTGCCCTACAGCGTGTGGACCTCGGTGATCAGCGGCCTAATTAATGACCTCGGCTTGGGTGTCGATGATCTGTGGAGCGCTGCCAAGATCGCTGCCGAGCTGGCCACTAAACAGGCCGTTATCGGCTACACGCCGGAGAACGCGGCCATCAAAGGCGTGGCTAACGGGTATGCTGGGTTGGGGGCAGATGGCAAGGTCCCTGCCAGCCAACTACCTGAATCTACCGGCACCGATGACCAGGTAGCTGCCGAGGTGCCGGCCACTCCCTGGGGCGATTACATCGGCACCACCGTCCAGGCATTAATGCAGGAGATCGACACCGTCCTGCGGGCATTGATCCCCACCACCCTGGCCGAGCTGGCCGATGACACCACCCACCGGCTGGTGACCGATACCGAAAAATCGACCTGGAACGACAAGCAGGCAGCATTGACCCCTGACACCGATTATCTCACCCCGGGAACAGCGGCAACAACGTATCAGCCACTCATGGGATCGGTGACGGTCTCCACTAGTCAACCCTCTGGCGGGTCAGCAGGTGATATATGGTACGTTGTGCAATGAAATACGCATCTTTCCCAGCGTTTTTGCTGGCATTCTGGGTGAACACTGTCATTGGCGGCACATGGGTCAACGACAGCGGCGCGTGGAAAGAGGCCCGCGAGATCTGGGTCAATCAGGCGGGCACCTGGAAGGCCGTGCAGCAGCAGTGGGTCAATGATGCCGGTACCTGGCAAATGGTGTTTTCGCTCACTGTCCCGGGGTATCAGTATGGGTTTGAATGGGAGCTTGATCCCGCCGTCGTGTCCACCACCAGCGGGTTCACGGTGTATCTCAACGGCACATCTCTATGCACCGTGACAGGCGGGGACACCACCACCGTCACATGCAATGACACCGCTGAGCTGCCGTATCCGGCGGTATTCACCGTGACCCGTACCGACACTGTGGACGGCGAGTCCGACCCCTCAAACGCGCTGTGGGCAGCTGGATATCCAGATTGGCAGGCCGCGACCGCCTATGCAGCCGGTGACCAGGTCAGCGCTGGTGATGCGTGGCCCTATAACGTTCCGATGGTGGCCACCGTTGCCGGGACGTCCGGGGTGACGGAACCGACATGGCCGGTGCGGCGCACGATCTCAACCAATGCTCACACGCTCAATGCCGCTGCTGCGGTCGATAACTCGGCCAACACTGCCGGTACCGTAGCCATCGCAATTACCGGGCACGGATACGCGGCTGGAGATGTGGTGTACCTCCAGGGGGCCAGCAACTATAGCGGGTACCATGCACTCCCCGACCAGACTGATGGCGGGGTTGATACACTCATTATCACTGCACCCTATGTTGCCGAGACATTCACGGGAGCTGAAGTTATCTACCGGACAAGTGATGTGGCCGTCATTGATAATGGGGATGGCACGTTAGATGTCCCTTGCTATCAGCACGGCTATGTGGCCGGGGACGAGGTGACACTCCCCAGCTCCACAGTCTACACGGGCACCTACACCTTGCCGGTCCAGGCCAACCCTAACGCGATCACCATTACGTCCACGTACTCCGCGGAATCCTTAAGCGGATACGCAGTGGACAAGACTGTGGTTGACGGAGGCGTGACGTGGACGCTCACCGAGGAGTGATCATCGGATGCGTGCTGGTGACTATCCTTCTGGCCGCTGCGATGGCCAGGGCGGAAACCAGATCCATCCATGTCGAGTGGGGCTACACCCCGCCGACCGAGCCCGAGGTAACCGGATTTCAGTTGTACCAGGAGGGGACTGCGGTCTGCACCTTTCCTGGGGCAGAGACGACGGCAGGCGACTGCACCGTCGACCTGACGGCCACGGTGACCAACTTTACTTTGACGGCGATGTTTGACGACAACACCGAGAGCCCCCATTCCGCACCCTTCGCCTTTAACCCGGAGATAGACGTGGGGATATTTTTCAAGTTTCTCACGCTCCATCCAGGCAACCGCAATGTGCCTATGATCAAGCCTGGAGGTGTGCGTCTGCGATGAACATCTGCAAGATAGAGGGCTGCTCTGGACAGGTCTACGGATATGGCTACTGCCGCAGCCACTACAACAAATGGAAACGCGGCACCCTCTCTCCCCGAAAACTGGCAGATCTGCCCGGCGAACGGTGGGCGGATATCGAGGGCCACCCTGGGTTGATGGTGTCAACCATGGGCAGGGTTAAATCGACGAGGGGTGAACACGAAAGATTGATGAAAGCCCGACCGGTGGAGGGCCGTATGCTGGTCGGAGATCATTTCCTGGGCAATATCACCGTGCACCTGGCGGTGCTCCGGGCGTTTGCGCCAGCCGGAGCATCGGATGGAGGCAAGGCGGTTTTTATCGACAATAATTCGCACAATACGGCGCTGACGAACCTGCGGTGGGAGACGTCGACCACCCGCATCGAGCAAGCCATAGCCATGGCAGAGCGATCGAGCAGCCCTTGGGCCGCTGCTTTCGTCGCGTTCTGGAGGGGCGACCAGACCGCACTCGACCGATTTTTTGAAGAGATGCGCAGGCTCCTCTTATCCGCCTACCGGAAAAAGGCATCAACCTGGCGGCATTATTACCCCCTCGAAGCTGGAGAATATGCGGCAGCGACGTTGTACGCCATGTGTCGCTCAATCAAGCGAGGATCGATGCAGAGTCTTGACAACCTGACCGGGTGGGCCCTGACCGCCGGGGACAATACCTTGCGTCAGCATCATCGGTACGCCGCCAAATTGACAGGCTTTGAGAGTAGCGATGATGAGCAGACCTCCACAATTGCCGACGTCATTGGCTGGACGACACCATCGCCTGAGACCATGCTGCTTGCGAAAGAGGCGATATACCGAAACACCGCAGCTAACCGCACCGGAGCGGCAAAGGTATAAAGAGACGGTCATCGGGTTTTCGGCAGGCCCGATTTTTCTCCTTTGGAAGGGGCCGGGCAACCGGCCCCGATTTGGGAACAAACCACATGACAACCACAGCGTTTGACAACCAGTTCAGGCTTCAGGCAGATCTCTATTTCGGAGAGGAGCTTGTCGACGGGCGCCCAGTCGACTGGCGCTGGTTCAAAGCCCAGGCCATGGCGGAATCGAGCCTTCGCCCCAGGGTAGTCAGCCCTGCCGGGGCCAGGGGTATCATGCAGCTGATGCCGGGCACCTTCGAGGATTGCAAGAAACAGCTCGACTTGCCCGACGCGGACCCGTTCGACCCGCTGATCGGTATCAAGATGGGCATCTATTACGACCTGCGCATGTGGCGGATCTGGAAGCAAGAGAGCGACCTGGAGCGGCTGCGGTTCATGTTTGGCAGCTACAACGCAGGGGCAGGCAACATTATCAAGGCGCAGCGCCTGGCAAGCCCTACCCATCTGTGGTGGGCGGTGGCCAAGGAGTTGCCGAGAGTTACGGGGATCGGTCATGCGCGAGAGACCACGCAATACGTCAAGAGAATCGAGGCGTTTTACTGGAAGTTGTGCGGGTAAAACAGTGAATTTTCGGGGGGGGTGCAGGGTCGAATGGCTGCGCGGACTGCACGCGATCTGGCAATGGAAGCGGGAGCAGAACGGCAATGAACAGTGAACGATATGGGACGGGGCTCTCCCTGGCCTTGTTGCTGATTTTGGCCCTGGTGTGGCTGAATGGATGCGCCCTGGGCGGTAACCAGTATTACGTCAGCATCACCGAGTCTGACGCTGGAAGCGTGACACCGACCATCACCAACACTCCGAGCAAAACCGTGGATACCTCGGTGGGGGTTTCGGCATCGGCGACCGCAGCGGCATCGCAGCAAGGGGCTGCCAGCAATTCAGGAGCCTCAGAGGCCCAGGCGGTGCGGCAATGATGCGCGGATGGAAGACCTGGCTTGCTGCCATCGGCTCAATTGCCCTGGGATTGTATGAGGTTCTCGACGGCCAGACCGAGGCGGGCATAGGGCATATTGCCTTCGGCGGCGGACTGATCGGCATCGGCCATAAGGTTGAAAAGGGCGCAGCGAATGGACGAGGCTGATATCGCTCAGCGGAATCAGGAGCATTTCGAGCGATTGGCATTGGCACGGCAGCGGGAAGCCATGCCCTTGGGGGAAGCAGCCAAAGAATGCGAGGACTGCGGCGACCCTATCCCAGAGGGACGGCGCACAGCCGCCCCAGGATGTACACGCTGTATCCGGTGCCAGGAACGATTTGAAAGGGGGAGACGGTGAGCGGAACAGAGATTGGCGTGATAGGCAGCATTATCAACACCCTGGGGGCTCCTGGACTCCTCTTGGTCTGCATGGGGTCGCCCTGTTTGGTGATGTGTTTCATGTATGCCGATCATCGGCGCTACGAGCGCGAGCGACGGGAGGGGATCAAAGCGGATGCCGCCCGGGCCATGGAGCACCAGGATGATCTGGCGCAGATAAAGGAACAGTACCTGGCCATCATCTCACAACAGGAGCGCCGTTTCGAGATCGTGGTCAAGAATTACGAAAACAACGTGGTGCTGGTCGAGAGTTACCAGAAGCTCGCCAACGAGCTGGCCGGCATCATCCACATGTCCACCCAGGTCCTGACCAAGCTAGTGGAAAAGATCGATAATAACCTCTATTGCCCGATGGTGAAGGAGAAGCGGTGATGGGATTCGATACTGAGCGTTTGGCACTCCGTGGCCGCCTGGCCGAGAAAGAAGCCCAGCTGCGGCAACTGGGGCTCTCGATCGAGGGCGATGTGGCGGCGGTGCGCGAGATGCTGCCGGCCTTTGCAGCTATCGAGGATCTGCGACCCGATGTGGCGGCCGCCCAGACAGTGGAATTGGCAGGCAAGCACGCGGAATACATGGGCATGGTGCGTGAAATAACGGCCATGCGTAAGGCCCTGGGGTTGTAAGCCATGCCCGAAAGCTACGGCTGGGACATCATAGAGGCCGCCGAGGAGTTGTACATCCTCGACGGTCTGAGTTTTGAGGCGGTCGCCGAGCGGACCGGGGTGTCGGTGAGTCAGCTCAAGCGCTGGTCAGCCGATTCAAACCCATCCTGGCCGGAACGGCGCAAGGAATATCGTGCCGCGCAGGTCTCTGTACGGCGCGGAGTGATGTTGGCCAAGGCCAAGTTGATCGCCTCGGTGATTGAGAGCGAGGATCCGCAAAAAGCCTATGCCTTTGGCGCCCTGGTCAGTTCGGGCAAGCAGATCGAGGCCGAGGCCAGGGAGCGGACCGCTACGCCGAATGTAGCTCCCGCTACGCCGGATGTCGCTGCAGATCAATTCCCTGAGGGCTGGAACATGATCGAGGCCCTGCGCCTGGCGGTGCAGGCACGGGTATCGGCGCTGGTGCAGCAACCGGGTGCGATCACTTTAAAATCGATTCAAGAGCTCCTGGCAGCCATGGAGCTGCTGAAAAGTAAGACAGATGTCCCTACCGAAGAACAACCGGCTGGTGGAGGGCTCTCCGATGACGCGGCCGAAGCAATTCGACGTCAGATACTGGGGCTGAAAAACTGATGACCACCTTCACCAAGGAAGACCGAACCAAGCGAGCGCCCATGGCGCTGCTGCCCTACCAGCAGCGATGGCTTGAGGATCACGCCGATGTGAAGATCATCGAGAAGTCGCGCCGGATTGGTCTGTCCTGGGCTGAAGCTGCGGATGACTCCCTGCTGGCCGCCAGCCGCAACGGCATGGACGTGTGGTACATCGGTTACAACAAGGATATGGCCCAGGAGTTTATCGAGGACTGCGGCGATTGGCTCAAGCACTACAACAAGGCAGCTTCGGCGGTCGAAGAGTTCGTTTTGGCGGACGAAGACAAGGACATCCTTGCTTTTCGCATCCGCTGCGCCTCCGGGCACAAGATCGTGGCGCTCTCCAGCAGGCCATCGAACCTGCGCGGCAAGCAAGGCAAGGTGGTGATCGACGAGGCCGCATTTCATGACAACCTGGGCGAATTGATCAAAGCGGCCATGGCCTTGCTGATGTGGGGCGGCCGGGTGGTGATCATCTCCACCCACGACGGCGACACCAACCCGTTCAACGAGGTGATCAACGAGGTTCGATCCGGCAAGAAGCCGTACAGCCTGCATCGTGTCACTATTGACGATGCCCTGGCCGAGGGCCTGTATGAGCGCATCTGTTTGCGCCTTGGCAAGGAGTGGTCGCAAGCCGCCGAGGACCAGTGGCGAGAGAAGCTGATTGCCCAATACGGCAGCGGAGCGGACGAGGAGTTGTTCTGCATTGCCAGTCAGGGCAGCGGCACCTATCTGCCCACGGTGATCATTGAACGGTGCATGCGTGACGATATCCCCATCCTCCGTTGGGCCTGCAAGGATGAGTTCGCCCTTCTGCCTGATCATATCAGGAAGCGTGAGGCAGAGTTGTGGTGCGAGGAAGCGCTTGCTCCACTGTTGGCGTCCCTCGACCAGTCCAGACGGCATTTCTTTGGGGAAGACTTCGCCAGGACCGGCGATCTGACCGTGTTCTCGCCCTTGGCCGAGTTGCAGGATCTGCGATATCGCCAGCCGTTCGTGGTCGAATTGGCGAATGTGCCGTTCACGGAGCAAGAGTTGATCATGTGCTTCATCATCAGGCCTTTGCCGAGGTTTACCTTCGGCAAGTTCGACGCCAGGGGCAACGGGCAGTATCTGGCAGAACGGGCCATGCAGCATTTCGGGGCAAGCCGGATCGAACAGGTGATGCTGTCGGACGCCTGGTACCGCGACGAGATGCCCAGGTTCAAACAGTTCTTTGAGGATGGCGTGATCGAGGTGGCCAAGGATGCGGATCACCTCGACGATTACCGGGCAATCAAGATGATCAAGGGGGTGGCCAAGCTGCCGGAGACAAAGACCAAGGGATCTGACGGAAAGCAGCGCCATGGTGATGCCGCGATTGCGGTCGCCATGGCTATCTCCGCCACCAGGATGGATGTGAGCGACACTGAAATTTTTTCCGCCATGCCCCGCGAGGCAACAGACATGTTCAGGGGGTACTGATGTCATCCGGATTATGGGTCAGCCCGACCAAATACATCGATTTCGCCGCGCCCAACAGGAGCAGCCTAACCAAAGAGGTGGCCAGCCGTTCTTTGGCCTGGGACTACAGCGCCATGATCGGCCTGCTGCCGGATCCGGACCCTATCCTGCGCAAGCGGGGAGACGGGGCCGAGATCCTTGAGGAGCTGACCGCCGACGGCAAGGTGTTGACCGCTATCCAGACCCGCAAGCTCGGGTCGCTCAAGCGTGAGTATGAGTTCAACCCGGGCACGATCGATGGACAGACAGATGCGCGCGCCGAACAGCTATGCAAGGATTTGGCGGACGATCTGGAAGATGTCGGCATGTACGAGCTGCTCTCCGGCCTGCTCGATGCTCCCTACTACGGCATGACTCCGGCGGAACTGTTTTGGGAGCCGAGAGAGGGTTCGATCCGCCTTGCCAAGATCAGGGTGCTGCCCAATCGCTGGTTCGGGTTCGACCAGGAAAACAATCCCCGATTCCGATCGCTCGCCAACCAGACTGAAGGTGATGAGATCCCTTGGGGCAAGATGGTCTTTGCACGCCACTTCCCCACGTACGACAACCCTTTCGGCCTGCGGCTGCTCTCGCGCTGCCTGTGGCCGGTCGCCTTCAAGAAGGGCGGCACCAAGTTTTGGGTCACCTTTGCCGAAAAATACGGCATGCCCTTTCTGGTAGGCAAGTACCGCCAGGGGGCCAGTCCCGACGAACAGCAGACCCTGCTCGGCGCGTTATCGAAGATGGTGCAGGATGCGGTGGCGGTCATCCCCGAGGGCAACGTGATCGAGTTCCTCGACAAGGGCGGATCGTCAGGGGCCGGAGCCTCGACCGACACCTTCGACCGGCTGCGCTCAGCCATGGATGCCGAGATCAGCCAGGTACTCATGGGGCAGACCCTGACCGCCCAGATCGGTGATTCGGGAAGTTATGCAGCCAGCAAGACCCATGAGGACGTGCTGGAGGATTACCGAGAAGCGGATCAACGGATGGTCAAGGGGGTAATGGACGAGATCGGCAAGATCTACCGCGACATCAACGCCCCGGAAGTGCCGGCACCGGTGTTCTCCTGGTTTGAAAGCGAGGATCCGCAAAAGGATTTTGCCGACCGCGACAAGACCCTGACCGAGTCCGGCTTGCAGATCAAGAAGGCCTATTATGTGCGCCGGTACGGATTCCAGGAAGACGAGATCGAGGTAGCGGATGCTGCGCAGGTAGATGAGGACAAGCAAGCCCCGTCGAAGAAAGACGGCCGGCAAGAGTTCGCCGAACCTGGGCAGCCATCGGTGGAAGATGCCTTGTTGGCATGGGCCAGACAACAAGTGGCGACACCGGCATCGAGCATGATCGATGCCGCCGAGGAGTTGTTGGGGCAGGTGGAAAATCTGGAGCAGTTCCGTGATCGCTTGATTGAGCTGTTTTCCGTCGACGCCCCCGAGCAGCTGGGGGAACTTATGGCCAGGATGGAGCTTTTGGGGAATCTCTCCGGGCGGTACGAGGCGACCAGCGAATGAACGCCGCCGACTTCCAGCGCATCTTCAACCTGCCTTTCAACGAGGCAATTATTTGGTTTCGTGACAAGGTTGACGTCCCCACCACCAAATGGGACGAGCTGGCTGGTGAGGCCCATGGCAAGGGGTTCATGAGTGCCGGTGCCTACCAGGCGGACTTGCTGGCCGAGTTGCGGCAGATAACGGACAAGGCTATCGCCGGAGGAATGGACATCCGCGAATTTCGCCGACAGTTCCGGCCCCTGGTCGAGCGATACGGATGGGCTCTGCAGGGTGGAGGACCGGCATGGCGCAGCGACCTGATTTGGCGGACCAACATCAGCACCGCTTATCAGGCCGGACGATGGCAACAGTTCGAGGCCGCTGGCATTGAGTATCTCAAGTACATCCACAACGACGGCGTGCGTAATCCCCGGCCCAATCATCTGGCCATGGATGGCTTGATTCTGCCGCGCACCGATCCGTTCTGGCAGATCAACTATCCGCCCAATGGTTGGGGGTGCAAATGCCGGGTCGTTGCCGCCACCAGAGCCGAATATGAATCAGCCCCGTCTGCCTTGAGGTCGAAGCCGGAGAATTGGCAAGCCATGCCCGACAAGGGGTGGGATTACAACGTGGGCACGGCCAGCAAGCAGCAACTGGCGGATGCTCTGGCCGAGAAGATGCTGCGGATGCCGGAGAGTATCGCCCAGGCATGGATGCAGGCAATTGTACGGATGGGGCTTGAGTCATGGATATCTCCGCAAGCATAGACGACCAGGCCCTCCTCGGCATGCTCAACCGGTTGCGGGAGCGGACCGGAGATCTCACCCCGACCATGCAGGCCATCGGCGCCTTTTACGAACGGCGGGTGCTGGAGAACTTCAAGGCCCAGACATCGCCGGATGGAACACCGTGGAAGCCGCTCTCGGCAATGACCATGCATCTGGGGCTGGCCAGAAACAAGGGCTGGAAGAAGAACGGGTATCTCTCAGCACGGGGCACCCGTTACCTGCAGGGCAAGCGGATATTGTGGGAGCACGGCGACCTGGAAGGATCGATCCACAGCCAGGCCACCAAGGACAGTGTCACTATCGGTACCGGCGGACACATCCCCTATGCGGCCATCCATCAGTTCGGCGGTCAGGCAGGCAGAGGCCGCAAGGTGACCATCCCGGCCAGGCCGTACCTGGCCATGAACCGAGGGGCGGGGTTGGAGTTGGCACAACAGGATCGAACCATGGTGATCGAGCTGATCCGGGAGCGACTGGTTGATTTTTGACAGAGCCGCTAAAATCGGCCCTGTTTTGAATCTTTTTAGGATGCGTCCCGATAGACGGACCGCGATGGTGCGGACCGGCACAGGGAAATTTAAACGGGTTTTAAACGCGGTTCCGTTGAGAGGAGCCACGGGGAGGTGGTCGTGACAGGATGGATGGAAGTTTTCAGGGCTGGGAAGCATGTTTCGTCGAGCGGGGCCGAACGCGAGTGGAGCGTGGACGATCTGGTGCGGATGGCCGAGGCCTACGACCCGGCAAGCCACCAGGCGCCGATCGTGGTCGGGCACCCGAAAGACAATGACCCCGCTTTTGGATGGGTCAAGGCGTTGAAAGTAGACGGCAACACGCTGCTGGCCATGCCGGACCAGGTGGCACCGGAGTTCGCCGAACTGGTCAAGGCAGGTAGATACAAGAAGCGGTCCATATCCCTGTATCCGAACGGAACCCTGCGACACGTCGGGTTCCTCGGAGCGCAACCGCCTGCGGTGAAAGGGTTGAAGGATATCGAGTTCGCCGGATTGGCGGCGGACACCTATGAATTTGCTGACGAAGAGGAGGCAGGCATGACAGAGGTTGAACGGCTGCGGAAGGAATTGGCCGAAGAAAAAAAGAAACGCGAACTGGCCGAGGGAAAGGCAGCGAACGCTGAGACCAGCTTTGCCGAACTGCAGGCCAAGACCAAAAAACAAGAAATCGATGCCTTCATCGACCAGGGTGTCAAGGACGGCAAGATTCTGTCGGCATGGAAGGACCAGGGTTTGGCAGAGTTCATGGGGGCGCTCGATGGGCAGACCGAAACATACGAGTTCTGCGAGGGCAAGAAAGAGGCCCCCGTGGAGTGGTTCAAACGCTTCATCCACTCGTTTGCCGAACATCCGTTATTCAAAGAAATGGCCAAGCCCAAGAAGGAAGAAAAGCCGGACGATTTTTCCGAGGATGAGACCCTCGGCAAGGAGATCGCCGCCAAAGTCAACCCGGCCAAAGCGTAACCCCAGGCCATAAGCAGAGGAGCAAAGAATGGTTACCGAAACAACTCTTAGCATGGATGCCTATGTGGCGTCAGACAATTACGGCCCGGTGCTGATCCCCGCGACCATCGTCGCAGGAGCTAACCTGGCCAAAGGCACTATCCTCGGCCGTATCACCGCCAGTGGCAAGCTGACGGCAGCCGCAGCAGGCAACACCGATGACGGTTCCCGGACAGCGGTGGCAGTACTGATGGAAGACGCTGCCGCTGCAGACGCCGACGTTCAGGCGGTGATCGGTTTTGCCGGGGTCTATGTCGAGGCCAACATGGTCGGCCTGACAGCGGCCTACAAGCTCGCCCTGGAAGCTCGGGGCCTCTACTTCATCTAATCGCCCCCTCAGGGCAAGGAGTGCACAATGGA